GTACATAAACAATCAACTCAATGTAAATAAAAATGTTTATAGTGTCATTTGACATGGGCATATCAAACCTTGCTTATTGTGTTATTGAATGTACATCTAAAAGTGATTATAATGTACGTGAATGGAAACGTATAAATCTTGGCGTTCCAAAGAGTGATTTAGAAGCTCTGACGTTTGCATTGTTTGATGTTCTTGATGATATTGTCTTTTCAGTGGTAAATGATACAAATGATCTAACTTTTTTGATTGAGAATCAACCAGCTTTCAAAGCTCCGACAATGAAAAGCTTGCAAATGGTAATTTATACATATGCAATGACACTAAAAAAGAATATTGATCATAGCATCAAAGCGAAATTCATTTCTGCGTCTTCAAAGTTGAAATACATCGAAAAGAAAACTGGCAATAAGATCGACAAGAATTATAAATCCAACAAGAATGCTGCAATTGAGTACACTGAGCAGTTGATCAAAGACAATGAATTTATGTATGATATTTTTCGCAACGAGAAAAAGAAAGATGATATATGTGATACATATCTTCAAGCGTTGTATTATATTGACGCGTTTTAATTTGATTTAAAGTTGTGTTATAAAGATTAATAATATGGATCTCGGTCTTGAGTTGTTAATGAATCCAAGAAAAAAATCAGGAAGTGACAATGGTTCAGTAGCAAGTGCAGATGTTCAAAGTGTTCGGAGTGTTAAATTAGATATTCCTTATGCTCACAGTGAAGATAATGTCACAGATGTATCTGATGAGATATTAAGCGTTGAACGTATTAATGTGAATGAATTTAACGACAGAAGTGAAACAGAAAGTCAGTTGAGTTTTAGATCACGAGAATCACGAGAATCACGTGCTTCCCGAGTATCAAAATCATCACACAAACAAAAAAAGCGTTATCAATCATCGATGAGTTCTGTTTCTGAATCAGAATATACAGAAACCGAAGAATGTCAGAGTGAAATGGGGTCTCTTGGAAGTATGCTTGCTTCAGGTGAAAAGCCACGTACAAGAATGTCTGAAGAAGATGTGTTTAATGCGAAAAAGGAATTATTGTATCAATTTGATAGGCTTGAGAAGAAAGGAATGAAACTGCCTAAAAAATTTACAATGTCATCAAACTTGGATGAAATGAGGCAAGAATATGAAAGGCTAAAACGTGACAAAGACTTGGATAATGCTGTAAAATTTCAACGCCGTGCTTTGATGATGTTTACTTCTGGTGTCGAATTTCTCAACTCAAAGTTTGATCCATTTGATGTAAAGCTGGATGGGTGGTCTGAGAGCGTACATGAGAATATTGTTGATTATGATGATGTATTCGAAGAGTTGTATGACAAATATAAAGGAAAGGCAAAAATGGCTCCCGAGCTCAAGCTGTTGTTTGCCTTGGGTGGAAGTGCATTTATGTTCCACATGACAAACAGTATGTTTAAACAAGTTCCAGGTCTTGACCAGGTTCTCAAGCAAAATCCTGACTTGATGAAACAATTTGCAGCGGCAACAGCTAATACAATGAAATCACAGCAACCTCAAGGTGGATTGTTCAGTGGTATTACAGGCATGTTCTCGAGTATGTTTGGAGGTGGCGGTGGATCTCCAGTTGAAACGGGATCATATGTTAACGAACAACCAGTTTCATTCAATATGAAAGGTCCTTCGAATATTGATGATATCATGCGTGAACTTGAAAATAACGATAACGACAATGACCGAATTGAAGTGATGTCAACAGTATCTTCATCTGAGTTCACAGAGCTTCAAGATGATGTAAGCATTAACAACCTTGTTTATAACAAAAAAAAGGGAGGTAAAAAGATGACACTTGATTTATAATATAATTTTTTCCTTTTTATTACAAAAAAATAAACATTTTTAACTTGAGCATACAAGACATACTTCATCTGTGCAAACGACCTTTTTTTTATCTTGACTATTAATGCTTGATACAGGTTCAATAGTAAATTTCTGTGTCGAAGCACGCGGTTTTGATCTCAAATAGTAAACTCCGGTTTTCAGACCTTTGCCCCATGCGTAAAAATGCATGCTGGTAAGTTTTTTAAAATCAGGGTCTTCCATGTATAAATTCATGCTTTGTGATTGACACACGTAAATACCACGAGCTGCAGAATGATCTATAACATGTTTTTGTCTGATTTCCCATACAGTCTTATATAACGCTTTAATGTCTTCGGGAATATTTTCAATATGTTGGATGCTTCCATCACCAATAATAATCTTATCGCGGATGGTTTTATTCCATAAATTCTTTGCAATAAGATCGTTGATAAGATATTTGTTGATAACAACGAATTCACCAGCTAGTGTCTTGCGTTTATACATATTTGATGTAAATGCTTCAAACGACTCGTTAAAACCCATAATTTGTGATGTTGACGCAGTAGGCATCGGAGCAACTAGAAGAGAATTACGAAGACCATACTTCACAATATCGTTTTTCAAACCGTCCCAGTCATAACGTTTGCTCGGAGTTGCGTTCCACAAGTCAAACTGAAGAAGACCTTGGGAAGCAGGAGATCCTTTGAATGTGAGATAAGCACCGGGATACTCTGACTCGTACTGAGGATCATAATCAGTGTATTTCATGTATGATTTTAGTTCGTTTGTTCTCTCTTGAGTCATGTCATTACCAGCGGATCTCAATTCGGATGCAAATTCATGACGTTTTTTTGCGATTTCCATGGATGACTCGAGAGCACCATGATAAATCGTTGCAAATATCTCTGAATTCAGTTTCAATGCTGCATCACTTTCAAATGCAAGCTTCATCAATGCAAATGTGTCTGCAAGTCCTTGAATACCAATTCCAATTGGTCGGTGTTTTAGATTCGATACTCTGGCTTTTTCTACAGGATAGAAGTTAATATCAATGACTTTATTGAGATTTTTGGTGATAATCTTTGCTATCTCATGCAGCTTGTCAAAGTTATAAAATGGTACACCGTTGGTATCGTATTCGACATACGTTGGAAGACATATGCTTGCAAGATTGCAAACTGCAATTTCATCAGGTGACGAATATTCCACGATTTCACTACACAGATTACTTGATTTAATTGTGCCAAGATTCTTTTGATTGCTCTTTGTGTTTGCTGCATCTTTGTACAATAGATATGGTGTGCCTGTTTCGATTTGTGACTCAAGAATCTTGAACCACAAATCTTGAGCATTTACCTGTTTGACATATTTTCCTTCGGCTTCATATTGTGTATATAACTTTACGAATTCTTCACCGTACACATCGCTCAAACCTTTGCATTGATCAGGACACATCATACTCCAAACACCATTCTCTTTTACACGTTCCATAAACAGATCTGGAATCCACAACGCAAGAAATAGATCACGTGTGCGCTCTTCCTCGTTACCATGGTTTTTCCTTAATTCCAGAAAGCCTTCAATATCAGCATGCCATGGTTCAAGGTAAACGGCAATACTTCCGTTCCTTTTGCCTGACTGATTTACGTATCGTGCAGTGTTATTGAACACACGCAACATCGGAATAATACCTGTACTTGTTCCATTAGTACCGCGAATTTTACTTCCACGGGCACGGACATCGTGGATATGAAGACCAATACCTCCTGCGTATTTTGAGATCTGTGCACATTCTCCAAGCGAAGAGTAGATTCCCGAAATACTGTCTTCGTTATTTGCAAGCAAAAAACAGCTTGAACACTGAGCACGTGGTGTACCTGCATTAAACAAAGTAGGTGTTGCATGTACAAAATACTTCTTGGACATGTAGTCATAAGTCTGAAGTGCATCTTTGATATCATCTCCATGAACACCCAGTGCTACTCGCATCAACATATGTTGAGGTCTCTCAATAACTTTACCGCCTATCTTAAGCAGATAGGAACGCTCCAGTGTTTTAAAACCAAAATAATCAAACAGAAAATCACGGGAATAATCGATATAATTATTCAACTTTTCTTTGTTTTTCATCACTATTTGGTAAAGTTCTTCACTCACTAAGCTGTTTCTTTCACCGTCACTTGATACGTTATCATACATAAGCTGGATTGTCTCTGAGAAGGAAGGTGACGTATTTTTTTGATGATTTGAAATAATGATCCGCGAAGCCATAACACCATAATCAGGATGTTCAATAATTAGTGAACTACAAATATGCGCAGCAAGCTCATCCAATTGACTAGTTCTCACATTGTCAAAGATCCGGCTACATACTTTTTGGGAAATATCATACACATCAATCGACAAGTCACTTGACAAGTTTTTGATACGATTGAGAACCTTGTCAAAAGATACATTTTCAACTGTACCTGTTCTCTTAATTACCCGCATTATATTTGTAATATGCTTTGTTCTTAAGTAAATTAGTATACCTAAATTTTTTCTGTTTAACTTATAAATGGACTATAGTCACATCATGTTCCTCCTTGGAGTAATAATATTGGTGGTTTCTTTGGGTGTAGTGCTAA